GTCGATCTAACGCTATCGAGTACCTATGGTAATCGTAAGCGTCAGGTTGCCCGGCTGGACCATTCTAAGTTCACAGCTGACCCATTCATCCCGGCTAATAACCGGGAGGTATCCGCATCGTGCTATCTCGTTTTTGATAGCCCGACTGTTGGATACACGAATGCTGAGCTGAAGGCCATTTACGTGGGATTTAACTCCCTGTACACGGCCTCTACTCATGCTCTCATCGACAAGCTTCTTGGCGGTGAAAGCTGAGCGAACGGCTTGGGTTGTCTACTTTACCTTTTTGGTAATAGTACCAACCACATTCCTTGTCGGCCAAAATCTATATGATCGCGGCCTTCTTGGAAACAAGCCCGAATGTCATAGGGAGAACCACATACGGCATTATTGCCATATGTATTTCCCTAATGTCCAGCCTACTGGAACGTCATCTGGCTAAGGAAAGCATACCCCCAATCGATTAGATAGGAGGGGCTTTGAAAAGCCTGATTACGCTCTGGAATAAGATCGCAGAGGAATCTGCGATCTGGTGTAACACTAGCGCCACCATGGACTGCAAAACAGTCCAAGGACGAGTTAACCACGAGGGGTTATCGTTTCTGACGATAACCCTACCTACCTATGGGAACGACCTCCAAAAAGGTCTATCCCAGGGGTATGTGGACCACAACCTCTTCCAAGGCTTTGCCTGGAAGGGTGGTCTCCCGAAATTTCTTTCGGGTTTCCTTGGTCTTGTGTTTAACTCTGCTAATGGTGTGTTGCTTGACTCACCATCTGAGGAGGCTATTCTCTGCATCCGTCAACTTACGTTGATGTTTGCAAAGATAAACCTACCGTGTTCTCCCGAGAGGGAGCGCGCGGCCTTTGATGGTTTTGTCAAGTGTGAGCAGGATGTCCGGTCGGCCTGGACCCAATTGGAGGACCCTCTTAAGAGGGAATTCCAGCTGGTATCCAATGTGCTCTACGGAACTATGTTCACCAAAATGGATCAATCGATCCGTTATGGTGATCTGGTTCCCAAGCATGGCCCCGGTGCAGTCGCTGAGAGATACTCCTCTAACGAGAAATATTTCAAAACGGGCTGGACCGCACGCCTCGAAGATGTCTTCCCTTCTGGGGATTTCATCGTTCCTAGCGATCGCTTTTGGCAATCGCTTAGCGAGGTGGACATTCTCGAACCTGGATCGGAAATACCTGTAAGGGTAATCTCCGTTCCTAAGACGCTCAAGGCGCCTCGCATTATCGGGATTGAACCGGCCGCTATGCAATATGCACAGCAGTCGATTCTTGAACGATTTCGCGAAGTCCTCAGAGACGATAATCTCGTCTCTAAGATGATCGGTATCGATGACCAAGTCCCTAACCAGGACATGGCTCGACAAGGTGCCAGTGATGGTACCCTGGCTACACTCGATTTGAGTGAAGCCTCCGATCGCGTCTCGAATCAGCATGTACGTCTCCTGACTGGTTTCCACGGCAGCTTACGAGCCGCTATGGACGCCACAAGGAGCCGAAAGGCTGATATACCTGGTCATGGCGTTAAACGCCTTGCCAAGTATGCATCTATGGGTTCTGCTACGTGCTTCCCAATGGAGGCTTGTGTGTTTTTAACACTCGTCTTCATGGGTATCGCGCGTACGCACAACACTCCAGTTACCCGTGATTTCGTCAAGAAATTCACGGGGCAGGTGCGCGTCTTCGGGGACGATATTATTGTCCCTGTCGACACAGTGAATGATGTGATTACCGTACTCGAAACCTTTGGTTTCGTGGTAAATCGGAACAAGAGTTTCTGGACCGGAAGGTTCAGAGAGTCTTGCGGGAAGGACTATTACGGCTCAAGTGACGTTTCCGTTACTCGAGTTCGTAGGCTCTTCCCGAATCATATCACTGACGTTGCGGAGACCATTTCTGTTGTGTCTCTAAGAAACCAGCTATACAAAGCTGGGTTCTGGAGTACAACGAAATGGCTGGATGAATGGATTGAAAAGAAGATTAAATTCTTCCCGACAGTCCACGAATCCTCACCCGTATTGGGTCGCCACACATTCCTCGAGTATGAAACTCAGAGAATGTGCCCCGATCTACATCGCCCACTGGTTAAGGGCTATGTAGTCAAGGGTCGACCTCCAGTTGATAAGCTGGATGGCCATGGTGCCCTAGTCAAGTACCTGCTAAAGCGAGGTCTCGACCCGCTTGACGCAGATCACTTGGAACGTTCAGGACGTCCTCAAGCCGTCTACACCAAGCTGAGGTGGTGTCCACCCTTTTAAAGGGGTGGAACAGACCGATTTTATCGTCAGTCTGGGAGACTTAGTCGTCTCACTCGGCTAACCGATGGGTTTAGGCTGATCATAATAGGTTATCCACTAACCGTGAAGGATAGTGGAAACCAATGTGATCGCCCC